TGTCTTCCACGAGAAGAAGAACCATGAGTATTTGCAAGAGTTGCTGTAATTGTAGCCATGATTTACCTCCCTTAGAATTTAGATACATATATAGCACGAGTAAGTGCTTCAGGTCGTAATACCTTACGTCCATAGAGATGCATACCTCTGACGATGTCAGCAAAGCTGTCAGGGTCACGATATGTCTCTGTTTTGTTGATTTGCTCTGCAGTGGCTACTGCTGAACTATGTCCTGCAACGATTACACCAAAGTGGCTTGATCCTGTAGAAGTAGCTCCTGTTGGACCATTACCAATTTCAGGTAGGTTGTTTGACATAAACACTTTGAAGCCATGCAAGTTGCTAAAGATCATTCCATTTTTGAGTTCGTCCTTTGAAGAAACAAAGTCACCATTCATAATTCTGGAGTCTTCATCTTTTAGCAATTCAGCAAAGACTGGGTCGATTACAAGCCATCTTCCCTCTTTATCAACGTGTTGTTGGTCAAGCTTTCGCCCCATTCTGTTGATAACAGCTAGAGGTGTAGCATGTGCAGCAGTGGTATTAACACCATCGCCCATTCCTCTTGGCTGAACAACAATAGAGTTGCCTGAAGAACCACCGTTGAAGTCTTCAGCGTCTACCTGCATAGTTGCAAGTAGTTCGTTTGTAGCAGCAGTTGATACAGCTACAGAACCTGACACTTGATCGTTTACTGTGTCTGGTCTAGCATGTAGTGATGACTGCTTGTACCCTGATAGGTAGCCTAGTACTTCCTGATCGTACTGATCTGAAAGTCTGTAAGCTGCTCTGTCAGTAGCTAAAGATTGGAAGTTGACATGTGAATGAGCTTCCTCAATATCATCGACTTTAAATGCAAAGTAGTTTGCTTTGTCAACGGTAAGAGAAAAGTCCTCATCGTCCAAGTCCTGAGGTGTGATTGTTGTGCCACGAGCATACGATTTTACCGTAATCTCAGGCTCTTTTATAATTTTAACAGTATCACCCATCTGAGCAATCTCACCAAAATAGTCAGAATTTGTGATACCTTCCACAACAGATGACTTACGGAAAGCAAGCTGTACCTGTTTGGAATAGATTACTGGCGAAAAGTTACCATTAGGTAAATTGCCGTAACCTGCAGCGGTTGAAAAAGCCATAGTTAGTCCTCCTTACTTTTTCAGGTTCACAGATACAAATTACAATTACAGATTCGGGGCTAATTTAGATCAAGGTGCAGATGTACACTCTGGGCTTGTTAAACTAGGTAAGTCTCATCGCATTGTCGTTTGTGATGTAATATACATATAGGTAATCCATATAGGGGCTATCTGTATATTTATATACTATACATAGTTATATGTATAAATTTATAAATGTCAAACTTTTTTATCTAGCCGATCCAGATAAATCGTATATAAACTTACCTGTACGTATAGCTTCCATAACTTCATCGGCTCTTTTCTCATACTCTTGTGATGACATTTTTTGTACTTGAGATTCTCTTAGATACGTAGACTCCTCATTAGTTTGAGGTTTTGTACGTGTTGACTTAGGATTTGTAGCTAACGCTGCGTCCTTTGAGTTTGTCTTTTTCTTACCAATATTCCTATCGGCTTTATAAAGATCAATAGCTCTGGCTGCAGACATAGCATCGTCATCATTTTCATACAGAGCTTTCTGCACCCATTGTGGTTGCTCTTCAGCCCAGTTATGAAAGTCATCATCTTCACGAATATCTACAAAGTCAGGATGTAACTTTAGTAATTCTACTTCAGCTTTTTCCTTAGTTGCAGATTCCTGCATTTCGTTTATCTTTTGAATCCTGTCCTCAAGCTCTTTTGATTGCTCTTTGGATTTTTTGATAGCTATAGTTTCTACTATACCTGCTACATCAGGATACTCTTTTGCCCATGCTTCGATGTCCTCATCTGACTTAGGTAACTTGATTTGCTTTTTGGTTGCGCTGTCAAGCTGTTCTTTTAGCTGATTTATCTGCTCCTGCAGATCAGCTTCTTTTTGTTGAGTGTGCCTTCTAAGATCACCGTAGCGTTTCTTAAAAGTTTTTTCTTCTGCAGAGGTAGGCTCTTGTTCTTCCTGAACTTCTTCCTTTACCTCACCTTTATTTTCTGCAATTAGTTTATCTAATTCTTCTTCGTCTTTTTTAATCTTATCATCTCTTGAATACTTACGAGATGCTAATGCCATTACCTTTTTAGGTGTAGCGTCTTGTACCATTACTTTTGCTTGGGCTTCTGCCATATTACTTACCTTTCGTTAGGGCTAACTGTATGCCATGTTAGATGGGGAGTTAGGTAGCCAACATATTGTGAACTTATTTTTTCTTTGAAGCTAGTCCACCCTTCTTCATTCGTTTTGGTTTAACTTTGGGTTTAGCTAAACCACCTTTCTTTAGTCTTTGTGGTTTCATAGGTTTAGTGGGTACACCACCTACGTAGAATGAGCCACCTTTAGCACCACCTAAAAAGTTACCTTGACTATCAAAACCTGTAAACTCTTGATGAAAAGCTCTATCTGCAGCAAATGCATCTCCTGTTTGCATGAATGTTTCTTGTCTTGCTTTATCAGCATCTCTTACATCTTGTACATTTTGTCGTATATTTTTCTGTTGTTGCTCTGTAAGATTTGAAATATTACCTTTGTCATCTCTTTTAACACCCATTAAAAAATCATCAACTCTAGTTTGTCCAATTCTAGATGGCATGTCTGTGCCTATATCAGTAAATTTTTCTCCTCGTCTAGGCAGTATACGACTAGGTTGATCAGCTTTTTTCGTTCTCTTTTTAGTCTTACCTCCTACTCTATCTTTAAATTTTTGTTCTAAAGCAGGATCAACTCCTATATCTTCAGGTGTAAATCCTCTACCATATAATTCTGGTCTAGTACGATCAAACCCTGAACCTAGCTGAGATCTACCTTCTGCTTCATAAGGAGAACGTCCTACTTCAAACCCTGTTCCTTTTACAGGTGTTCTGCCAAAGTTTTCTAAACCAAAAGCTGTTTTATATACATCAGTTTCTGTTGCTCTTTTTAACGCAGCATCTGTTGTACCAAAATCTACAGTAGCAGGTTTAAAGCGTTCTGTCTTAAAAGCATCTCTTGCCGTAAGACCAAGTGTTTGTGGTCGAGTCTCTGGATATTTTTCTCTAGATGTATATGTTTTATAGTCTTCTATTGGAGCAGGAACAAACTCTCCTTCTAGTTCTGTCGTAGGTGCTTTATCAACCATACTATCAAATGTAGATGTTCTTGCAGTATCTACTAATCCACCTACTGTTTTAATTAAAGTAGAATTATTTTGAGCTTCAGGCTCATTAATATCAATGTCATTACCTACAGTAAATAGTGCTGAGTTTAGAGCCTGTTGAGCCGATTGTTCTATAACTCCCTCTAATTCTTTACTAACAGCATTGGCATTACCTTTCTTTAAAGCATTAGTGAGAGTATCAGCTTTTTTCTTATCTCCTCCTGCTACTCCACCTATTAGTCTGCTCAAAAAGCTCTTAGGACCTGTGCCTTTTTCTATAGCTCTCTTTTGAAAAGCTTTCAACTTATCTAAAAGATCTCCTGATATTTCACCATTTTTTACCATCTGAGCTATCTTGGCTTCCGTAGCTTGTAAACTATTTGGTCCTCTAGTCTGAGCAAACTGTTGCATTGTAGCTATTCCCAAAGCAGGTGCGCCCCCAAATAGCATACCTACACCCACACTTAAAAATCTATTCATAGGACTTGAAAACGAACCGTAGTAATCCACTAATTGATTTGCATCTAAGTTGTCAATATTAAAGTTTGCAGTTCCTTGATCTTTAAATGGGTTTAGGTTAGGATTTAACTGGCTATAGGGTGTAGCACTAGAACTATCATCATCACTACCTGTTGAAATACTTGATACTGTAGTGTTTGTTGGTTTAGGAGCAGACTCATCTAACTCAAATCCTTCAGGTATAGCCATTTGTGGTTCATCCCCTATAAACGGAATATACTTCACTATACCATCAGCATTAACATATCTACGCATTGTTATAGTTCCGTATACAGTACCTAACAGCGCATCTTCTATTTCTTTTTTATCTTCATCTCCTATAGTAGGTGTTTCACCACCTGTTGGTCTTTGAAAGCGTGGATCATCTAATAGTCCACCTGTCTGCATTTCTTTTACATCACTATCTTTTTCTTCATCTTTTTCTTCATCATCGTCAGATCCTATAACTATAAGATCAGCCATACCAAAAGGCATATCATCAGGTATCTCTGCTTCTTCAGGATTACCCATCTGTCCCATCTTTTCCATCATCTTCAAGCCCTGCTTGGCATCTTGACGCATCTTCATCAATGTGTTTAGTCCGATATATCGTACAACGTCAGCAGGAAAAACAAACTCACCCTCACTAATCATAATAGGTATATCATCAGCTACTTCTTTTTGCAAAGATCCTGATGGTACTTCATTACCTGACTCAGGCTCTACTGTACCACCCTCATCACGTAATCCACCTTCATTGAAGAGTTCCATTTGTTCTTTCATAGTTTAGCCCTTTCCGTTAGCGTTAACTGCATCCCTTAGTTGTCGCAATCGTCTTAGCATCAATATAGCACCTTGTGATCTATGGAGTATAACTAAATCGTTTGTCTGCTCCATAACTGCGTGGTTCTGTGCTATAAGATAATTTATATAATCACTGAAGCTGTCCCACTGGTCCTTGTTGTTGACTAGGGGCTTGAGCTTGCTGAGTAGTTTGTCCTGTAGGTTGTTGACTTGGTTGTTGTTGTTCATTTCCTGTAAATCCTTGTTCCTGTGGTAAAGGAACTTGTCCTGTACCTATTGTTGCACCACCTGCTCCTGTTGGGTCTTGTGCGTCTGCTCCTGCAGGGGGCTTGGGTGCTTCAGGGGGTTGCTGAAATTTTTTCATGATCTCTGCTTGTAAGGCAGCTTCGTCCATGTTGTTGGTTACTTTATCTGGGTCTAGGTCTAGTGACTTAGCTATTTCTCTTATTACGTACTGAAACTTTGCAAAGGGTGCAAGAGCTTGATTGCTTGATATTTGTAAGAACTGCATAAGTCTTTGACTACGCACTTCGTTAGCCATTAAGCTTTCTGTGCCACGAGCTTTTACTTCTAAGTCTCCTTTAGTATTCTTATCAAAGTCAAACTGCATATTAAATCTAAACAACCCTTCACCTAGGGGTCTTAATAAATAGTCATCTACATTCTTTATAACATTCTTTACACCACCACTTGCTGCGTTCATCAACATAGATATACCTGATGCAGTTCGTCCTACACCTGATACACCAGTTTGTCCATGAGCAAAACTTGGCAGTCCTGTACTTTCGTCTGCAAGCACTCTAGCTTTATCAAATAGTTGCATGTTCTCATTAGCTACGTTTGGAAACTTTGTACCAAAAATAGCTTGTCCGGGTGCGCCCCCTTGTCTTCTAAATATTTTTCCGGGATATACACTCAGGTCTTGTCCGGGAACTAGATTAGTTTCATCTATCTCTATAAGCAGATTACCTGACATTACAGCATTGTCTACAGCCATACGCATAAAACCGTTCATCAATGTCTGTGTATCGTCCATATTCTCTGCTATACCCACACCAAAAAAACTGTATGGGTTAAGCTCATAGGGTGCTGCCATGTAGGGTATCTTTGCAGGTTTGAATGGGTTAAGCACCATTCGTATAACTTTATTATTACATATCCATGCATTTATCTGTACTTCGTCAAAGTCATCTAGCTCATCAGGTATTTCTATCTGTTGATCTTTTAACATGCTTACATCTGCTGTACCCCAATACTCTAATACCTCAAATCGTGCTATTGCATGTTCAGGTGAATAGTCAGATAGATCATCTTCCCAGTATTCTTTGTTGTAGTTTTCTCCCATAGCTATAGCGTCCTCTATAACTTGAGATCTAAAATGTGGTCGTTTTTTTAATGCACGTAACTGTGTACGAGACAGCTTATGTCTTTCTATTACATACTGTGCTTCATCCATATTGTTAGCATCAGGATCAGGAAAAAAGTTCCATACTGATACATGTGAAACTTGTGGCACTGTTTTAAATACAGGAGAATATTGACCTTCGTCATCCCAGTTTGGATATTCTTTATCTACAGCAAACGGTCCTTTCATAACACCTGTACCAAATAAAGCCATCTCAAAGGCTGTGCTTCGTAGATGCTTATTGGCATTGGACTCTTCTAGTTGATCGTGTATCTTTTTCTGCATATTCTTTGCAGCAATCATTGCAGGACTAAATGTAATAGCTGTAGGTGTTTTACCTACACCCTCTCTTAAATTATCTATATCATCAAACTTACCTTGTAATGGTCCTAATTTATCCATCAGCGTTTTTTGAGTAGCCCCTGCAGGTAAATCTTGTCCATCTCCTGAAAAACCGTATGGGCTTTCCATTTCATCTAGTCTACTTCTAATACTTTCAGGTTCTTTAGGATCAAAGCTTACATCTGATACTACACCCTCTGGTAGGGTTGTAGGCTCTACAGTTAAAGGAAATTTATTATTAGCAAATAGCACATCTATTATTTGCCCATATGCTGCAAGTGTTTTTGTTTTTGTAACTTTAATAAATACTCGTGACTTTTCAGCTTCTGTAAACTGCACATCAGAACCATATAGACCTCTGTAGTTTCTATAGGCTCTTAACCATCTCTGTTCATCTTGTTCTCTATAGTCATCAGCTTTTTTGTATCTGTCCATAATAAATGGTATGATATTATAACTTTTTGTTTCGTCCTGTCCACCTTCTTCAGCTACGTCATCAATAGCTATAGACGTGTCATCCATCATTATTTCTTCTTCTTCTGCCATATTAATACCCAAATGTTGCGTCTGCTACAGGCATTGAGTTAGTATGCCCTCCTGCAGGATCATAGTCAAATATACTAAACCTTGGTCTTGACATTATACCATATCTTAAAGCGTCATACAAGTGATCTTCTGAATTTGTGTCTATATCTTCAGGATTTTTTTTATCAAGTGGTATTGCAGGTAGTTGCGAAATTGTGTTAGTACATGTGCTAAAAAAAACCAAACGTGGTTCTTCTGTAAATTCATCAACTTGTAATCTTCTATGTATTTCATTTTTACCTGATACCCTACTTCCTCTACTTCTATCAGAAGGTCTGAACCTACAGCCTTTCATAATCATCTGTTCTGCTAGGCTAGGTCCTGTATCTCCACGTTTGTGCCAGAGTGAACTGTCTAATACTCCGTACTTTATATTACCATCCTCTGCTTCTGCGTCTAATATCATATCAGCTAGATCAGTAGCTAATACTTTTGATACATACATTTCTCTATATACTACTAACTGTTCTGATGGGCTAACAGCAAACCATACAACGGCAGAATAACTTCCATACCCATAGTCACATGCCCTAAACTTAACCCAATTGCTAGGTATACGAAAAGGCTCAACCACATGTATGTTGCGATCAAACTCGGTGAAAGCTGCTCCCTCTTTAATATCCCAATCGCCTTCCAGTAGTTGTCTTCTTTGCTGTTCAGGAAGGGATAAAAGCATTGCTTCATAATCGCCCTGAGTTGAGAGGTAAGGGTTATCTGTAAGTCTAGCAGGTATAAACCTACGTTTAAATAGTGGCTGTCCTGCTCTTTGGTGTCCTGCAGGATATTTAAGTTCTTCTCCTGATTCGATGTCGGTGGCATTGAATGAAATATTATACGGTGAAGGGTCAATAAACATCTTCTTTACCCAGTGGTGTCCTCGTCCTCCCGGGTTTGTTGTAGCTCTCATATACACAGGTAGATCGGGAGATGTAGATCTTAGACGTGATCTCATGTAGTTCCAAGCGAATGGTGTACCCCACTGTGTAAGTTCGTCAAATCCTATCCAACTAAATGCTAGTCCTTGGTATCGTAGTACATCATCATCTCTGTCGAGATATGACATCCATAGTCTTGCACCTGATGGTGCTACCCACTGCATCTTTCGTTCTGACCACTTAATACCCTTCCAGATTTTAGGGTAGAGTTCCTGACTTTTAAATATAAGTTCTCTTAACTCTTCTGTAGTGTGACGCAGTAGTAAGCCACTAAACGATGGGTGTCCCATATAACGCAAAGGGTCTGCCAACATTGCGTAGGACTTGCCACCTCCTGCTGATCCACCGTATAGAACTTCTCTTTCACTTGCTGCAAGAAACTCTGTTTGTGGTCCTTTGTTAGGCTGAAAAATAACATTACGTGCTTCTTCTATCGGTAAAAGTTCTTCTTCAGGCAGGGCTAACTTCTGAGTCTTGCTTTGCTCCTGTTCTACTTTCTTCGATCTCTTCGGCTTTTTGGATCGCCTTTTGGGCATAGTCTGCCCACTTGCGTAGGCTGAGAGCTTGGTTCTGTCGTTGTCGTTCATTCTTTAATCTTTTCATCAAACCTACGTGGGATATATCTCGTCCACTATTTTTAGATAACCAGTTAGCAACTTGCCTGTACGAGTATTGTTTTATATACTTCCTTGCTTGTTCTAATAAATCTAACTCTATCTTTATAGGTTTTAATAAATTGTTATTTTCAGGATCTAACTCATACCCAAATGGTATTGTTCGTGCAATACGTGGTATGGGCATCCACTCGTTATCATCTTTTAAATCTGTAGGCTGTGGTAGCTTCCACTTGCCTAGTGACCTGTTTCTCATTCTTCTTTATTTTTAGGGGGCATAAGCATAACCCCACCTGACGTTTCTACTTGAACTTTCTCAGTTTTAATTAAACCAGTTCTATCTAGTAACTCCCTAGCAGCAGACATTCTATCTCGTATACCTAACTGTGTAGGATCATCTAAACTACTTGTTATGGCTACTGCAGCCTTTGGTGCATTACGTGCCATATATGTTTGTGTAGCTTCTAGTATTTCTTCTTTCAAAGCTGTAACCATCTGAGAAGGACTTACCCCTTCTGCATATCCTGCAAGCTTTATAGCAGAACCTATATCACCACCTGCCTGATCAAATAGCACGTCTAAAAACTTCTGTTGTTTTTCTGTAAGTTGTCTAGTCATCTAACACTTCCATCTTCTTCTAGCTTGTCGTAGTCTACTGTTTGGGTCTTTAGCTGCCTTGGGAAACTTTTTCATCTGTCCTGCACTTCTAGCACAATATGATTTTCTTCTGGCTGCTCTCGCTTTACTACTAGGTTTACTTTCAGTAACTGCTGTTTTTAAGTTGCCACCTGTTCGTCTGTTGTACTTGGCAACTCCTTTGGCAGTCATACCTGCCCCTGACTTAGTAGGTCGCTTGTCCCCACTTTTAATAGACATACCTTTCATGGTATCTCTTTTTGTTTTTCGTACCTTCGATGTCATGTTGTATATTGAAAGTGAGGACCATCAATAAATGGGGTACGTGACTGTGATCGTCTTAGGTCTATGTAAGCATTCATAGCTTCTTGCATTGTACCGTCCCATTTAGTTATGTCATCTATATGCCATGAAGCTCCCCAACAAATTTTTGCACCAGTTTCTAGTGCTGCTTTTTTCATTGCGTCTGCTATATCATCATACATCACGATGTCCCAACTTGGGTCACTGCCATCATAAGCCATTAAATCTACAGCATGTGAGTATCCATCTTCCTGCACAAGATGTTTAGACTTCATGGTCTGTGATCTTTTTGCTTCATACAATCTCTTTTGTTCTGCAAGGGAACGGACACCATAAATCACTCCAAAGTCCACCTTACTCAGTTCAATGGCACGTTTAACTGTGTCTACCATTGTAGGATGTACACCTTCTAATTTATTTAAACTTCTTCCTGATAACTTAAATGCCATTATTACTCCTTAGAATATTACTACTATAAACGTAAACAATACTAAAATTGCCATCATACTATTTAGTAACCAACCTAACCTCATTTCTTCCTCATATTAAATAACTTACTAGCAGAACGTGTGGCAAAGCTTGCACTTACAATAGCTCCTAACGCTATCTGATACCACTGTGGCATACCTGCGAGTGCAGTAAAGCCATCTGCTACTATGCCCCTGCCCCACTCACCCATAAAGCTCAGTACCAGAGGAATGCTGAAAAGCAAAGTTAGCCATTCGTCCTTCCACGAGCTTTGGGATGCCCTCATAGCAGCTAAGTCCCAGTCAATCTCTCCTGTTGCTTCTTTCATCCTTATAGTAGCTTCAGCCTTTTGTATGGCTGTCTTGCCCTCTATGTAGGATGACGCTAAAGTAGATACAGAGCTAAGTATAGTTCCTATCATTATACGCAGTCACACTCATCATGACACTTCTTGTTCCACAATGCACACCATAATCTTTTAAAATACTTTCTCATCGTTCTTCCCTCTCCATTATCTTGGGTTCTGCTTTCTCTGCTCCCATCCATATGGCGAAACTGCCTGTCATCGCTCCTGTAATCACTGATATTAGTCCTGCCTGTTGTGTGGTCAACTCTGGCTGACTCAAAGCCCATTCTATACAACGTATATAAACTCCTGTCATCACTAGCATCATAAGTCTTGGTAGTATTCGCCATCTGTCAAGTGTCTCTGGAGTCATCTTTATCCTTTATAACTTCCTTTACCCAATTACCATTGTCCCCAGTATGTTCACATACCTCACATCTATCATCTTCAATGTGACTACCACATACTTCGCAGGTAGGCTCGTATAGCACTAGGTAGGTTCTCCTCGTTTGCCACCCTGCTCCATAAACATTTCAACTGTTTCTTCAGGTACACACATGATCTGCTCTGGTGGTCTGTTGCCATACTGTTTAATTAAAGCTCTTGCGAGCTTAAAAGGATGATCTCCTATAAACTTTTGACACATATGTGAACTATGAAAGTGTCCGTGATCTGGTGGGTTCTGAAATATAAATATATCCTTAGTTCCGTCTGTGTATACACCAGACATTACTGCTACTATGAACCATGCCTTAACTATCATTTTCAAAATATCCTATATTATGTAACTTTTCGATAACTTCTCGTTTTCTTAGCGATTTTTTTAGGTTGTTTAACGAATTGTTTGCCTGACGCTGTGCCTTTTCTTTTAGCTTTAGTTGTTGCTGCGTACTCTTGGGGTGATAGAGCCTTGATTGCAGCTGTTGGAAGATAGCGTTCTCCAGTTTGCTTACTGGGCTTACCACTTTTTGTTCTCCATTTTTGCTTTGACCATGATTTAAGACTTCTTTGACTTGCTTTTAGTGCCATGCTGTCTCCTTAGTTGTTCTTTTGCCTTCTTTGCAAGGGCAGCTTGCTCAGTTTTTCCTGCAAACCTAGCTCGTTGCTCAAGAACGGTGAGGATTTGGATTTTCCTCGCATAGGGCTTGTTAATCTTTTTAACTTTTGTAATAGTTTTCTTTGCATCTTCTACCGTAGCATACTTGATACCTACTGTATCCTTAGGATTCTCATCCGTATAGAGCCTTCGCCCACTTCCTTTAGGCTTTTTGCCTGTGCCAACCTTAGGGTCAGCCATTACTTATAGCCCCCACCTGCTTTTTTGTACCGTGTTGCTAGTAATTGTGCCTTTCTTGCAGACCACTGTCCGGGATTACCTCCTTTTGATCCTGCTTTTATGGCTGAGAACATTCTTTTTCGCATTCCGGGCTTGGTATAGTTACCTGCTTTGTTTACAGTGCTACCACCTTTATTTAATTTTATAGCTGATAAAGCTTTTGCTTGTCCTGCGTGAGCTTTACTAGCCTTTTTTAACTTTCCTGCTACTTTTTTTATTGTTGCTTTTGCTTTCGCTACCATAATTATCCTCGTATAAGTTATTAAATACCCTTCTGGTATCCCATACATAGTCGGTGTCTTGTTTTGAATGAAAGATTCTCTGGGAAGGTCTAAAGTCTGGTGGTCCTTCTCCTGTTTCGAACCATGCAGGGTGGGTCACTCTGACTCTATTATTAGGTAATGCCACGATATTTCCTGTATATTTACCTGCATCCATCAGTTCTAATACGTGTGACTGTTTATGTTGTGCAGGATCGTCAGCTATCTCACTGTTCGTATAGTCTACAGTAAAATAATACTTAGCAGGGTAGAACTCACCGTCAACTTTAGCTATCCAAGGTGCAGGTGTAGCTCTGTCTAATACGTATACACTGTGATCATGAGACATACAGTCCCAAGGTTGAGCAATGTACGGTGGCATTTCTTCAGCCCACTGTTCAAAAGGAGTGTCTCCTACTAAGGCTGTGATGGGCATTCTCGCCCACATAGCACCACCGTGTACATTTGGCTCGTCAGTGTCATCAGATTCACAGCCAGTAAAGATTACTTGAAAGCTGAGTGATCTGTTAGGCATTGTAGTCACTGCAATAACCATGCAGTGTAAAAACTCACCATGATACTGACTAAAGTTACAGGTATACTCTCGTCTTACCCAAGCTTTGAAATACGGAATGTTACTTTGAAGATATGCCATAGTGACATAATTATACTACTTCTTCTTTCGGTTGTCAACACTTCCGTACATTTTTCCTTTAGCCATGCCACCTACTCTATAAGTAACAGACATACCTCCTGCTGCGTAGCCCTTCTTCTTCATGCCACCCATAGCGTAACCTTTTTTCTTCATTGAGCCACCCTTTTTAGCGTAGCCCATTTTATTTCGTACAGGGGTAGGTAGCTTCTTGAGTCCAGTTTGACCTGCGGCAGGTTTCTTGAGTCCACCCATAGCCATACCTTTTTTCTTCATGCCACCTTTAGCCATGCCTTTTTTCTTCATCATAGTTCCCCCTTTAGCCATCAGGTCTTCACCTTTTACAAACCCAACCTTTATAGCTATATCAACAAGCTTTGCATTTGGTATATGCTCTAGCTTGCCTTTTGCCAGTAAATTTTCAAACTGACCTTTAGTCTTAATAGCCTTTGGATCTATACCTTCACCTGATCCTCCAGAAGCAAATCCTTTGCCAATCTTTTTAATTACGGAAAAATATTTACTCTCTTTGCCCTTACGCATTTCTTTTAGTTTAGCAGCCTTAGTTAGACCTTCATACTCTCTTTGTAGTCTTTGCATGGGAGTCATACCCTTTTCAGCTTTTTTAGCCCCACGAGCTTGTTGTCTAACAAAGTCACCCATCTTTGGTTTATCTAAACCTTTGTGCTTTTGCTCGTCCATGACCTTGCCCTTTTTACCCTTGACTTGTTTCAAGTGTCCCTTTTCAGGTTCGGCAAATCTTCCTACACCCTTTATATCTTTTTCTTTACCACCTATCTTTTTTTTCTCGGCTTCTGTTTGCTTAGTTTTCTTTTTTGGTTTTGGTGCATCTGATGCTAGTTTTAAAAGTTCTTTTAAGATCTTTGCTTTAGACATAATTTTTTACTCCCTTTATGTGCTTTCTTTGTTGTGACTGATACTGTCAGTCCATCCCTCGGCTCTCATGGCTCTCTCTACATGCTCCAATGTAAAGGATCGCCCATAGTGGGCTTCTACTGCAGCCCTGACGTAGAACACGTCACTGTGGGGGATATGAAGTTTATCAAGACGATTATTGAGTACGGCATCATAGAATGCTTCAATAACATTGTCTGTGTATAGTTTTACGGATTTTTTGCCCATTGTCAATCAATAAATTAAATAAATGTACGGAGGGGGTACTATTACTATATAGTATGTACTGTAAATTAGTTATATTATAATAATAGTAAACTTAGTTTTAGTTTAACTATTGTAGTTTAACTATGCCCCCGGAATTTGGTTATACATAATTATATCATGTCTCGCTGCGTAGGTCAATACACATTATTTGACACTCTCTGTACATGATATTCTATTGTGGTTAACACTTAATTTTCCTGATCTGTGTATTTGTACAAGCATATATACGCATACCCCCTAGGTGTCCCACGCCCACGTCATCTTCTAGTAGAGATGATGCAGGTAGTAACATGGTGGGATAGATCTGTCCATTCTGATGAACTATGTGAGTGCTATGACCCCATCAGATAAGGGGTTTCAGCAGATCTTGGAAACTGTTATGCAATCAGTTGCCACTTCAAAAGGTGGGAAAGGGGTTTGGTTTTTGAAAAGTGGTAGCAAAATGAAGAGCCTATGCTTATCCTTTCAGCTACCAAACCATACCCCTCAAAACTTCCCGATGTCGGGAGAAATCCACCTCTAAAGAATAGTCTTCAAAGAGGTGAAAATCTTTCTCTCCTAGAGAGAGAAGCACTACAGAGTACTACTTACCCTTACTTTTTTTTTAAGAGTTGAACGTTTAGTGAAACTCTTAAAAAAAAAGAAAGGTTAAGTAAAATGGAAAAATTTGGATTTGCAGAACTGGTAATCATATCAAATGCTTTAGCAGATAAGATGGATTTCATGGTTCAGAATGCCGATGGTACTGATCCTCAAGTTAACTTGGTCTACTCTGCTTTGAAAGATGTCTTCAAGAAAGTGAATGCCGAATGCTCTGAAAGAGTAAAATTAAAAGATTAATCAAAACCCAACTGAAAGGAAATAACATGGAAAATTCAACTCAAAAAGCTTTCGAAAACTACAACAACACTTTAACTTCCAGAATTGAAGAAAGGATCAAAGAAGAGAAGGCTATCAAGTCAGCCATCAACAGAGCTTACAAACTTGATACTGGTATCAATTACAGCAAAGAAGCCAAGAAAATGCAGATTGAAAAAGATCTTAGTCAAGGCTTCAAGCTTGGTAGAGACTTCGATGAAGCCAAGTCAACAGATAGCAAGTCTGATCTTGAGCTTCTTCGAAAGAACTTCTCTTCACAAAGATTGTCAGAAGCTAAAGCTTACTTCCAAGCTGTTGAAGATGGTTCAATGCAAACTTTCATCGACAATCTTCCCAAGAAGAGAGATAGAAAGCCTATCACTTCAATCAGCTATCTTTTGAAGATGTACAAGAAATCTCTTCAACCTTCTGTTGATGAAACTGCTGAAGCAGAAACTCCCGATGTCGGGGAAAATGCTGAAAGCCAAGCTGAACCACAGCAAGAGACTGTAAAGATCCCTCTCAATACTGAAGAGGACTTTGTAGCTCTTATGATCGAAAGAGGTCTTGATCTGAACAAAGTAGTTGAGATCATCTTTGATCTTGACAAGCAATCAAAGGCAGTTTAACACTACCTCAAAACTCCCGATGTCGGGGAAACTTGGCATCGGTCAACTCTAGAAAGGATTTACACAATGTTAAAATTTATCGCAAACTTATCAATGCTACTTCTAGGTGTAGCGTACTTTGGAATAGCCCACACATTCATCAGCATGATGGAAAGCACCAAGATAGCTGACCTTGGCTACAACAATCTTGACATAGCTTGTCTTGTGATAGCCAGTATCTTTGGACTGGCAGGGTGCTTCAACTTTGCATTTGTGTCTTACAATGCCAGAGACTAAGCTATCTATATATTTTAAACCCTTGAATACTTATGAAAGGGTATTAAAATAATATATAGATTAACTGAAACTCCCGATGTCGGGGAAAACTGAAAGGAAAATAAATTGGAAAACTCTGTAACAAAAAACTTTGTCAATACCACATGGGATGAAATCGGTGGTGGCTTTGAAAATGAACTTCAAGAATACGGAATGTCCATTGTGGATGATGTCCGAGTGTGGACTTTCTCAAGCACATCTGATGCTTATGACATGACCCAATGTGATGACGATCTGAAAACTGGCGATGTCCTTTTGATACCATCAGAAAAAGTTGTCGGGGTAGCTGACGTTTACCCGATGGCTGTGACTAAAAATGCAGGTCATCTGCATGGTGTGAAAGAAGGTTTCAAAATTGAAGACTTGTTTGTCTGTGACATAAGTGCAGACTACATGAGCAAAGCCTTGAAAGTTGCTAGAGGTCTAGCTACATCTTACGAAGGCTAACACAACACAACCACCCCGATGTCGGAAAGTCCCGATGTCGGGGGAAACTAACTTAGGAGAATAATTATGAAAACTATGCATTGTATTGAAATGGAATCACCACTTACAGGTAACGTGAACAGTATGTTCATGCTGTTTGACTGGGTTGATTTTATCAAGTGGAAAGAAGGACGTGGTCTTATCCAAGACTGCTTGCCTTATCTTTCAGAAGATGAACGTGAGTTCCTCAAGACAGGCTATATGCCTGAAGAGTGGGGACAAGCCTTTGGTGAAGAGGAGTAAAGAAAATGCAAAGCAATAGAAACTTTGAGAAGTTTAGAAAAAGTCCCGATGTCGGGAAAAAAGATAGACGCAGAAACAACCTAGTTCTCATGGAACGTAGGGTAACACGTAAGCAAAAGCTCAAGCAGAAAGGAGTAGCATAATGCAAGTAGGGGACAGAATAAAAGTTATTGATCAGGAGATCTATGGCAAGATAGTAGAGTTGCATCCAACAGAGGTTGTCATAGCTGACGAAGATGCACAGACATGGGACGAAGTCGCAGGTGTATGGGACAACAGACTGTGCTTTAAACTAACAGAAGTAGAGAGAATATAATGGCTAAACAAGGTGTGATATTATTCGAAGGTGCAAGTGGACTTGATGGCAAACCTACAGTTGTGATCGCTATCAAGGACACAAGCAATCGCAAGACTGGTGGCATGGTACAGACGTTTATCATGAGATCGGACATAGACCCGATCACAGCAAGTCGTACTGGTGAGGACTATTCGGTCTGTGGTGACTGTATCCACAGAGGTAAGGCTAACCCTGACAAGAAGTCGGGTGGTGCAGATGACAGGACGTGCTACGTCATGTTGCTGATGCTTCTGTCCATATACAAGGCATACAACAGAGGAGCTTATGTCAAGCTACAAGCTGACCAGATACCAGACTGGTTCGAAGATGAGCTTGTCAGACTTGGCTCTTATGGTGACCCGATGGCTGTTCCGTCTTGGCTATGGGATGACGTGCTGTCCAAAGCAAAGGGTCATACTGGCTACGGACATCAGTTCGGTGTCAAAGGTGCAGACGTTAGACCTGACCTGTGTATGATCTCTGTGGACAACGTGGCTCAAGCCAAGCATCAATGGTCGCTAGGCAACAGGACTTTCAGAGTGGGCAACTCTGTCGATGACATGGTGCAAGGCAAGGAGATACTCTGTCCTGCATCAGACGAAGCAGGTAAGCGTACAACCTGTGACAAGTGTAAGCTGTGTTCAGGCAATCAGATACAGGCGAAGTCTGTCTTCATTCCTGTTCATGGCAATGGCAAAAACAACTACAGAAAGGTAGCGTAATGGATAAGAACGTCAGAATATATTGGAACTTACATAAGGGGCAATGGTCTATACAAGACAAGAAGACAGGCTTGGTCGTAGCTCGACAGCCTGAAGTATTCCTAGAGGGTGTATACATAGAGCCTACTTATGATAAGGGTAGTGTGATGATCGAACCCAAGTTCAACGTGAGACAGGGGGGACGTAAGCGTGTCATCGAAGAGGGCAAGAAGAACGTCCATGCCTTTGCAGAGGGGTGGTATCCGTCTACATGGATCAGTCCCAAGCACTACCATGACGAGGGACGTGAGGTGACTTACAACCCTTACAAGAACGACACCTTTGTCTACAAGGATACAGGTGAACCTGTCGGACAGGTCGGACAGATCTGGCTGACTACTACGGCTGAAGGAAAGCCTTCAGTTAAAGTATACAGTTAATATTATACTTGAAATACTTATGAAAGTATAATATAACTGTACTACATAAACCAACAGAGTTCCCGATGTCGGGAGTTCTACAACACAGAAAGGAGCATTACCATGCTTACATTTAACTTTGACAACTTGCCAAAAGGCACAAAAATATCAGGTGGTTTCACCTTCTTAAAAATAATCGCTACGGCTATCAAGCTGAAGCTACAGGGTCACAAGCCTGTGATCTACAGGGATGACAACATCCAAGAAACTGGGTGGTTCATCCGTAAGGGTAAGGGTGGCAAGTCAGGTGAGCCTTTGGTTCGCTTGAACTTTGGCAAGTCCTACTCTTCCTTCCATGCCTATGATAGGAAGGGCAAGCGAAGAGTGGCAAGCTATGTGCCTATCAAGTCCTTCCTCATCCAGAAGAAGGTAGCCTAACCATGATGCACTACGAGATCTTTGTATCCGTAGATGGTCAGCAAGGTGTGGTGAGGGTCGGTGGCTCTCACCCACTTGTGGCTAATGGCACAGCATCTGCGATTGAATATGCACTAGGTGTGACTAAGATGTGTTACCCCGAAGCTATAGTTGAGTTTGACTTTATCAAGGAGTACGAGCTTGAAGATGAACCAGACGTAGGCTATGTCTACGAACCAGAGGGTATGGTACAGACCTACCATTGAGGAGATTATATATGGACATACATGACAAGAACGTACACCTATTGCTGACGGCTATCCTGTTGAACACAACAGACCCGAAGCTCAAGGCAGAGAAAGATAAGAGCTTACAAGCATTAACTGATGACTATTACGAAAGGAACTTAAAACATGGCAAAGATAATCTACAAAAAGGTAATGCGAAAAAGACCACGTAATATGCTACACGCAGAAGCTGTGGCACAGGGGGTCTTGAAGCCTAAGGTTATAGGTGACAAGAGATCTAAGGTTCTAGAGAACAGAGCCAAGAAAAGGGCGATAGCATTTAAACAAATAAATAAGGAGAACTATGATGACATTTGATCACGATTGGAACGACACTTCAATTATCCCGACATCGGGGAAAAAGATTGTAGTCAGCCTGTGTGGTGGCACAGATAGTGCCTACCTCTCATGCCTAGACGCAGGGATTGACGTGTCCCCGACTGGTGACTACGAGTACCACACATTTGAGACAGACAAGTATGCTAGTGCTGTGTCCAGATACCAGATACCTCATGCCATACATCATGGCGATGCCAATGGTTGGGATACATTGAAGGGCAGAGATGTCTTTCTTCTGATCGCAGGTTTCCCTTGTCAGCCCTACAGCGTGGCAGGTAAGATGCAAGGCACATCAGACAGTCGTGATCTATCTCAGGTTATGTATGACGCATTGCACGGCTTGAACCCTGACTACTTTTTGCTTGAGAACGTGGAGTCCAAAGCCAAACACGAATGGCTCAAGAATGTCAGCAAGATTCGTCAGGCAGAGATGTATACACATGACAGTGCCAAGGTGTCTGCTCAGTCTAGGAAGCGTGTCTACATAACCAACATACCACACAACGAGTTGGCTGATCAGGGCATCGTACTACAGGATATACTAGAAGATGACAGCATGACCGACAGGGATAAGTCTTATTGTGTAGATGCCAACTACTTCAAAGGTGGTAGCATGAAGATGTACTTTGAGAAGTCACGTAGGCAAGTGGTCTTCAATGACAAAGGTCATCCTCATTGGGATAGATGCAAGCAAGTTGGTGAAGCTGACCTCAAAGGCTACGACATCATCAAGCGTGTGTACTCTAGGCAAGGCAAGAGTCCTACCCTGACTACTATGCAAGGTGGATGGCGAATGCCCAAGGTAGAGACAGACGAGCTACATTGGAGAGCATTAACACCTTTAGAGTGTGAACGCTTACAGACACTACCAGATCTGTGGACACAGTATGGTGAGTTTGACCACAAGCATGGCTACCTTGGAGAGGTAAGACCCATATCAAACAGCCAACGCTACAAGATGATCGGCAATGGCTTCACTCGTGCAGTGATCTCGCACATATTAGAAGGAGTATATTCATGAAGATAGACATAGGAAATAAAAACTTTATAGTGAGTCCAAAAGACAGAATAGAACTACTCAAGTACGTTAACATATTGAGGGAGTTTAGCTGTAATACAGCAGAGAAAGTGCCTATATACTATGAACACGTTTGTGAGATAGAGTCTCTTATGTACAAACTAGCAGACTTACTACAGTTTGGACAGCCTAGCAGAGGTGGTTGGTATAGGGACTATCAACTTAAAGAACACTTACCAAAGGAGGAAGATGATGACAACTAAACTTATACAGTATGCAGTAGTCTTTGAGCCGTTTGAAACAGACGGCTTGGAATACGTCAAGCAAGGGTGTGGCGCTATGTGGGATGACAAGAGTCCTATCAAGCTGTTCGACACCCATGAGGACGCACAGAAAGAAGCAGACAAGTGGAACACAGGACAGGTGGTGCAGTATGGATGAAGAACAATTGAATGATGACTATTGTGAGGAGAATGACTGCACTCCAGAATACTATGAGTTCTACGAAGATGGTCACAGGTATCATGGCTATGAGTGTGGTGTCTGTGGTAAATTATTACAAACAGGATAGGAGATAGCATGAGTGATGATGTAAAAGAACAAGCGTTGAAGCAAGCACAGGAAGCCTACATAATATTCCATAAGTTTCTAAAATACTTTGGATATACTATGTTGTTTCTGATATTCTTGCTGTACCTAAACGATTTCTTCAATGACCCTACAGCCAGTAGGCATCTACCAGAAGAGATAGCAGATCAATATGACCCAAAAGGTTTAAACATAAGGAAAGGAATATAGATGAAAGCATATCATAACAAAGGCTTTGGCATGGCATTCTTTGTAGTGTTCTTGCTGTTGATACCTCTGCCCATACTAGGACTGTGGGCAGTGGACGGACAGGATTGGGTGGACAGATTTACTACCAAGTATTTCTCACCTTGGCAGTCTGAGTGTTGGGAAACAGCCAAGCATGAACGAGTGTGCAAGGGAGATAACAACTGCAAATGGTTCAGGAACTTTTGCCATGACTGAGGG